ATGGTTGAACCCGCTTGTATAGGCGTACTCAGAGAAGACACCCCTTATTCTGATAGGCAAGAAGCGATAGTGCATACTTACTACATTACCAAGTCTGAGCTGTATGACCGCCTCTACAGCCATCCCAACAGAGAAAAGATTGTTGCCCGTGTTACATCCTCGCAACATGAACGCACAGAAGTGGCAAACGGTATTGAGCGTATCTTGATGTCTCAAGTCAATCCCACCATGTACGGTAACGTCAATTTAAATCTAAGCGGCATGAACCGCTACAAGGCAGTTGTTGCTGAAGATACAGTTGAGATGACAGAGTTGTGGGTCTGGAATGACGAGACAAAAGATTACCAATGCGTAACCAAAGCTGACCCTGATGTCATCATCTATGACCGACCAGGCGAGTCTGTCTTCTTGAAAGGCGAGTTGCCATTTATCCAAGTCTGTCCTAACCCTCTGTATGACTATTACTGGGGTGGCTCAGAGGTTCAGCGTCTGGTCTACCTTCAAGACTTACGCAACAAGCGTATGACCGAAATTCTTGACTTGCTCTCCAAACAAGTCAGTCCTCCTACCGCTCTGATTGGCTTCACAGGCATTTTGGACGAGAAGAACTTTGCGCTTAACCGTGCTGGTGGCTTACTCGCAACCGATATGCCAAATGCTAAAGTAGAGAAGTTAGCGCCCACTATTCCACCTGACTTGTTTAAAGAAATTGGCGAGATAGACTTGATGTTTGAAGAAGCATCTGGCATCGTATCCGTGTTGCAAGGTCGTGGTGAAGCGGGTGTTCGTTCTTCTGGTCACGCCTCCCAACTTGCTCGTTTAGGTTCAAGTCGAGCCAAGAAGAGGGCGCTTATCATTGAGGACAGCCTAGAAAAGTTGGCTACCCTGTACCTGAAATGTATGCAGGTGTACGACAACACCCACTTCAAAGACATGGAAGGCAGAAAGTTTATTGCCGAGCAGTTCACCAAAGACTTTGTGGTAAAGGTTGATGCTCACAGTAACTCACCAATCTTTATGGAAGATATGCGTCAGTTGGCTTTCAACCTGTTCAAAGCCCAAGTTATTGACAAGGAATCCTTGCTTGACTTGCTTGAACCACCAATGAAACAATTACTGAAAGACCGTCTTAAAAAGATGGAAGCAAAGGGCGAGGCACAGGCTGCCGCCAAACAAGCGCAGACACCACCTCCAAAGGCAGAGGGTAAACCAGACTTAAAACAGGTGGGATGATGGCAACAGAACTAGGCACTAGAGGAATGACCGCACCCAAGGCTGACCAACCACGGGCATCAACAGATTCGCTTAAAAAAGGCGAAGCAAGTCCTAACTTGACATATCGTCAAACAGGGATTAAAACCATGTCTGGGCGTAGTCAGCGTGATTACGCTCGCAAATAACTCTGGAGTACACCATGTACAAAAAAGCTAAACGTGGACGCAAAAGCTGCCGCTAATTAAGTTTCCCCGCAAGGGAAAAAGGGTGTGGCTTACTTCCCTTCCCAAAAAGTTCGCCGCCTCTAACCTTGGAGAAGACCATGCGTAAAGCACGTAAAGGCCGTAAAAGCCGCAAGTAATCCTTAACGGATTTGTCTTGGGGGGCGACATTAAATCCCCCCACCTATTGACAAGATGTAAGTAAGTGGTTACAAACACGGCAAGGAGTGATTATGAGTGTTCCAACAGATAAGTTGATGGAGTTAATGAAAGGCAGTAGAAGCGCCAGCGCACCTATGCCTAATGCACAACAACCTCCTTCCGAAGGAATCTCAGGTACAGAAACTCCTCCTATGGCCTCTCCCATGTCTACCCCAGAACCGAAGATGGGGTCTAAGGAAGGCGCACTTATTAACATCAGCATGGCGATGGACTTGCTAGAGCAGTCACTTCCCGCTTTTGGCTCAGAGTCAGTTGAAGGCCAAAAAGCCTTGAACGCTATTCGCCAACTGTCTGGTTTGATTGGCCCACGCAAGGGCAAGACCAACGAACTTCAGCAGTCTGAAATTCTTCAGATGCTACAAACATTGCCACAGGCGGGTGGTGCTACCCCTGAAGGTAGAGCAATGGCGCAAGCACCTATCCCTGGTATGCCCCCACAAGGCGGCGGTATGCCACCTCCTCCCCCACCAATGTAAGGAAACATCATGGATTTGTTTAAACCCCGTGGCGCAGCCGCACCCCGTAGACCAACAGATAACAACCAACAAAATGGCGTTATCACAAACACACCACGTTTTGCACAGCTTGGCGGCTTAAACGCCCCTGGCAAGATTGGCAAAATGGGCATGGCTGTTCAAAAGCCAGGCGATGGTAAAAAAGTAATTTAATCGTATAAAGAGGGTAACTTTATGTCACTAGAAAATCTGTCCTTAGAAGCCCGTGATGAGTTGGCTGCACTTGCCCAAACTCTTGCGGAAAATCCTGACACTCGCAAAGAATTTTTGCGGATGACAAAGAAGGTCAAGCCTGACCTCCCTATCCCTGAACTTGATATTGAAGACTACACCGACCGTGCTGTTCACCAGTCCGAGAAACGTGTACAAGCCTTGGAATCCAAGTTGCGGGAAAGAGATGCTATGGAAGAATTACAGAAACGCCGTAATTCTTTAATGAAAAAAGGTTTGATTTCTAACGAGTCAGAGATTGATGACGTAGAAAAAATTATGTTGGAGCGTGGCATCAACAACCACGAAACAGCCGCTGAGTACCATGCGTGGATGAAACAGGCAGCAGTGCCTACCTCTTCAGGATACAACCCAAGTGCTGTTAAGCAATTTAACTTGGGTGCGTATTGGAAGAATCCTTCTGCCGCAGCACGGAACGAGGCAATGAATGCACTCAATGACCTGCGGAAACCGCAACGTCCTATTGGGTTGTAAGAGGGTAATTTTTTAAACCACGTAAGGAGGCCTTATGGCTATTGGCGGCGGCATCCTACCAGCTACAGGGTCAGCACAGTTCAATGAACTGACTTATGTAACTCGTAGAGCCTTTATTCCCAAACTCGTTGTACAACTGTACAACTCCACGCCATTGATGGCGGCACTGATTGCCAACAGTCAGCAAGCCTCTGGTGGTGTGTCTTCTGTAACCGTACCCGTTCAAGGTGCACAGTTCGTAAACGCTCAGTGGTCTGACTACAGCGGCTCTTTTGCCCAACCGTCAGTTCAACAAGGCGCTTACAACGCTGAATTTGACCTGAAACTGATGATTTCTCCCGTGCCGTTCCTCGGTATGGAAGGCGCAGTTCAGCAAGATGCAGCGATTATCCCGTTGATTGAAGCACGTATGAACGATGCTACTAACGTGATGATGGACGCAATGGCTACAGCCCTGTACAACAACACCACGAATACACAACAGTTCATCGGTTTACCCGCCGCTGTTGCTAACTCTGGTACTTACGGCAACATTGACCGTGCTACATACACATGGTGGAAATCCACTCAGTATGCCGCTGGCTCTGTTAACCCTACTCGTCAAAACATCTTGCAATACATTTCTGGCACAGTGAAAGCTGGCGCTGAGATGCCTTCATTCGGTGTTTGCGGCTTTGGTACTTGGACACTGTTGGCTCAAGACTTTGTTGGTCAAGAGCAATATGTCATCACACCAGGTTCAGGCTTTGACGGTGACAACAATGGCCCTCAAGCAGCTTTCCGTGCTTTGATGGTTGCTGGTGTACCTATTTATCCAGACCCTTACTGTCCTGAAGGTACTGTGTACTTCCTGAACACCAACTACTTGTCTCTGTACATCCATGAGCAAGGTTCGTTTGTGTTTACAGGCTTTGAGTCCACACTTCCTAACTGGCAAATTGGTTATGTTGGCGCAGTTTTGATGATTGCCGAATTGGTGAACGTCAAGCCTAAGTCAATGACCAAGGTGACGGGTTACAACTACCTCTCACTGTAAGGAGAAAAAGACATGGCTTTAGCAATGAATAAAATCATTCTGGCGAATGCAACCACCAACACCGCTGGTGCTTACTTCTCCAACGTATCACTGACTGCCGCTAACGCAGGTACAGTGATTCCCGCAGGTACATACCTGATTTTTCCTACCGCTAACGTAGTGATTACTGCCAACAACGGTTCTTCCATCACAACTCTGCTTGCCAATAACACTGGTGGTATGTTGTTGTCTGATGGTGTGAACGTGTTTGCACAGTCTGCTGTTTCGGCTGCTGGTTCTGTTGTTGCTCTGACCATCAATGGTGGTATCTCTGCAAACAGCACTTACGCAAGTTAAGGAGACAGCATGGCTAACTCGAATGCTGTAGGAACTCGTTACCCAGATAGTTTTGGTAATTATGTTATTGGCACTACCTCTTCTCCCGTAGGTTTGGGAAGCACAGGTAATGCAATAGCAACAATTCCTACTATCGGTACAAGCTACATTGTTCGCCGTATAACCGTAGGTGGAGCAAATGGAAGTGTTGCGCTTGCAAACGTCACTATTTTCACAAGTAATGATGGTGTGCTTGCCAACGCTGTATCAAATGCAACTGTGTTAGCAAACGTAACAGCAACAACAAAATATCAAGATTTGAACCTGACGGCAAACACCGCCACAACAATCTATTCTGGTTCTTTGTTTTTGTGCGTGAACACAGCGGCTGCGGCAAACAACACGGTTGAAATATCCGTGTACGGTGACGTTGTAACTCTATGACAGAAGAAGTCTATGTAACCAACAATTCCGACAAAGACCTGTACTCTGAGTACAACTTTGTAGGTTTTGATTTTCCTGTAGGCAAGACAGTCAAGTTGCCTGTCTCTGCCGCCAGGCACATGCTTGGTTATGGTGACGAAAACAAAGAGCCGTATCTTGTCTTGCTAGGCTTGATACGGCTTCATAGTGAACTTGAAGATGCAATGGAGAAGTTTGAAAAGGTAGAAATATCTGAGACTCCTCCTGAAAAGAACCGCTCGTTACCCTCGGCGGTTGGCGTAGTACCCTTGCGGATTGAGAAATCCGTTGGGGGAAAGGTCAATCAGAGGGTTGCTTAACATGAAGGTAACATGGCAACTCTCTCTTCCTACCTCACGGAAGTACAGCGTTTATTGCATGATGCAAACTCTGTATTTTGGTCTACTCAGGAGCTAACGGATTACAT